GAGTGTTTCAGCGAGCCGTCGACCAGCTTGCGCTCGACGGTCTTGGCCGCGTTCATCAATCGGATACCCTGAGGCACGCCGACGAGCAGCTTCGTCTCTTCCGAGACGCCGATCTCTGCCAGCGCGTCCACCGCGCCACCGATGCCCGCAGGGTCAGCGCCGACCATCGCGAGACATCCGGCGTCGAGGACTAGGCCGACATGCGCCTTGATCCACTCAAGGTCGCCGGGAAGCCCATCGACCACCGTCAGATCGCCGTCGCGCGCGAAGTCGCTGTAGAGCGCCGCGTTGGCCTTGCGCCGGTCGAGCCCCTCGGGGCTGATCAGCGCGTGCGCCCAGAGCAGCCAGCGGCGCGTCTCGCGCTCTCGCGCGATGACAGCGAAGCCGAACAAGTCATCGAGCCCGCCGCCGTCTATGCCGACCGTCGCCACCTCGGCGCGGTCGAGTAGCTCATCGAGCGAGCGCGGCCCGCCGTTGCCTCGGCTCCAGAACTGCGCCCCGGCCCAGCCATCGGATCGCAGCGCGACACCGATCTGAACGTTCAGATGCTGGCTGGCCCAGCGCCGTAGCTCGGCCTCGCTCGCTTCGCGCGCCGCCTCGTAGTCGGGGATCAGTCGCTCGACCGTGATCGACCGGCCGTTGTTCGGGGTGACGAGATGCCAATTCGCCGGATCTTGCCAATCGACACCCTCGGGGAACTCGTAGAGCACCGGAAGCAGCGGCGCGCTCAGCGTGCCGTCACGCACCTTGCGCGCCTTGCTCAGTTCCGCCGCGAAGACACCCGACGGCGGTCGCTCGGACTGGGTGGTGATCTGGATCAAGAACCCTTCGGGTTGCGAGATCAGGCCGCCGCGAAGCTGGCCGATGACGCGGTCTGCGTCGGGCGCTTCCGCGATAACGTGCGTTTCGTCCAGCAGGATGCCGGCGGGCTTCGTGCCCGTCACCACTTTCGGATCGAAGCTCTTGACCTTCAGGAACGCCTTCGTCTGCCGGTAGCTGATGCGTTTCAGATGGGACTGGACGTGGAACTTGGACGCCAGCACAGGGTCCGCCTCGATCATGCCGACGGCCTGGCCGAAGGCGAGATCCGCGATCTCCTGCGTCGGCGCGATGAGAAGAAACTCGGCGCGCGGTCGCTGGTTGACGAGCAGCGCCGTGAGCATGATCGCTGCGCCGGCCGTGGTCTTGCTGTTCTTCTTCGGCACCAGGACGAACGCCTCGCGGATCTGCCGCTGACCGCCGACCACCGAGCCGAACAGCGCCTTGACGATGTCGCGCTGCCAGTCTCCCGCCGCTTCGCGCATCCTCGGCTGGCCGGGGACGTCCGGCAGACGCAGCGCGTCGAATATGCCCGCCGCCTTGCGCGCGGCGTCCTGGTCAAGCGGGAGGTCTGGAACCAGGGACCGCCCCGACCGGAGCCGGTCGCCCCAGTCTCGGCAGGAGGTATCCCAGGCCATCAGTTCGCCAGCAGCTGCTCCCAGTCGGTGCCGCGTTCGGCGGTCGCCGCGATTTCCTCGGCCTGGGCCTTCTTCCCGGTCGCCTCGGCCCGCGCGTGGACGTAGGGCGCGGCACACTGCGCCATCCGGTCGCGACGCGCCGCGTCAGCGGTCGGATCGCGCATGACCGAGAGCATGTATTCCAGCGGCGACATGCCGATGAGCATGGATTCGGTCAGCACCATCTTGGCGACCGGCTGCTCGCCCTTCTTCGGACGCCCCGATCCTGGCTGCGGCCCGCTGCCGCCGGGTCGGTATCCGCCGCGTGGCATGTGTTTTCGCTCCGAAATGTTGAAAATATCGCCTGTTTTGGCCCTACAGGCCCCGTCGTTAACCTCTACCCAGGCGGAAAAGTCTCTGGGTGGCCCCACGTGCATTGCGCGTCCCCAGGCCCCAAACATTAACACCCCCTACCCCATAGGCAGGAAGGGCCAATTAAACGCCTGTTTCGGGTCGCTTTCCACCGATGTTAACGCTTGAGTGCCGCTTTGTTCTCGTCGCCGCCGTCTTTCGAGCGTGGCATGGCGAGCACAGGGCTTGCCCGTTCGCCGGGTCCGTCCTCGACCCACCGTCTCGGATCTCGACGCGGTGATCCGCGACCAGCCGCCGGCCGAGCGCGCCGCATGCCGCACACATCCCGGCCGCACGGCGCAGCACCTCGCGGCTCCAGGCCCGGTGCTCGGCGCTGTCGTAGTAGCTGTCGCGGGCCTCGACCGTGGTGGCGATCGCCCGCTTAGCAGTGGTGCGGAGAGGCTGGCCGATGGTCCTCATCGACGCGCCTCGCGCATCCTAGCTCCCCGCATACCCCTACCGTCCCCGCCTGTCAAGTTCGCCATTCGTTCGCCAGGATATCGAGGGCCTCGGCCAGCATCCGACTGGACCCGCCCCGCCGTTGCCGCAGCAGCTCGTCGCGCGCGGTCAGCCCCATGCCCAAGCCGCAGATGTCGACGGTCACCGAGTACAGCGCCCCAGGCGCCCCGAGCAGCCTCGCCGCCTCTGCCAAGGCCCTGCCAGCGGCAACCCTACGTTCGATCGCCCCGATTGGATCACCGGCCGCCGTGCGCGGCTCCAGCCGAACCGCAGATGCGCCAGCCCGGCCGCCGATCTCGAACAGCGCGCGGAAGCGCTCACCGGCGGCGCGCTGGTCTGCGGTCAGGGTGCCGACGCGCTCCAACACGGCCAGCGTATCGACGACCCGCCACGGTCTTGAAGGCCTGCCCGCGCTGTCGACGAACGCCCTGCCACCGCCCCGCTCGGTCCGTTCCGGCTCTGCGGCCTCGATCCCATGCTCCGCATGCCTAGCCCGTTCCGGCGTCGGCGGGATGACCGGCTCGGCAGAATCGACGCTAGGCCGGTTTTTCCGGCCGCCTGCGCGTTGTTTCGTTCTGGACATGCTCAGGTAGCCCCGCCCGTCGTTTCGTCGTCCGGCGGCCCCGCGGCCGGGCTGCGGAGGGATGCGCGGATGTCGTCGAGGATCTTGTCGACGCGCTGGCGCTGGTCGGGCGGCAGATCGGAGTAGCGCGGCGGCGGGCTGTCGTCCTGGACCGGGAGCGCCATCACGCGGCGCAGCTGGTGCCGCAGGCGCTTGGTCTCGGCGGTCTCGGCCTCCAGATGCTCGCACAGTTCCGCGAACGACGGAAACCACCGGAACTTGCGCGCAGCAACCCCGAGGCTGGATTTTGTGAACGCGCTGGCCGGGTATTCGAGCATCGTGGCGTAGGCCCGCGCCTTCCCGGTCGCATCGGCCTCGTCGGTTCTGGTTGCGGTCAGCGTGCCCAGTGCGGTCAGCCAGCGCAACGCCAGCGCCTCGGGCGCGGGCTTCAGCGCCTCATCGACCGCCGCCAGCGCGCTCTGCGCTTCGGCCTTCAACCTCGAAGAAGCTGCCATCGGCGCCCCGGGCTGCTCGGTCTCGATCCTCGCGAGCAAGCCTTTCAGCGAGGACGATAAAGCCGTTGCGATTGCGAGATCCTGCGCCATTCCGCGATCCTCCGTTCACATTGCGTTCTGCCGACCGGCGGACCCAGTTCCGCCACGTCGCGCTCCAGTTGCTTTTGCGCCCAGCAGCGCCGGGCTTGGCGTGCCAGTAGTCCCTGAACGATCCCGCCTCGCGCTCCGGGTCGATGCCCTCGGCTTGGGCGAAGGCCCGATCTTCGTCCGATGGCGTCCAATCGACGGGCAGGCGCGATCCGCGGTCGGCGCGCGGCTCTGCGCGCGCTCCAGACTTATCAGGACCGGGAGGTTGTTCAGAGTTGCAGGATGTATCCTTTACTGTACGGTCCCTGTCCTGTCCTGTCCTGTCGTCCGTTACGTTATCGTCTCGTAACGCGTCGCGAGACGGTGACGTTACCGTCTCGTCGCCGTCTCCAGCGTCAGCCGGTGCTGCGCGCTCGCGCCATTTGCGCTGCCGCGCCCTCGACTTTTCCCTTTGCTCCCAAGCCTCTAGCGCCTTCTCGGCCAGGACCTGATGGTAGATCCGCCCATCGGAGCACAGCACGAACCCGCGCAGCGCCATCGCCCTGACGGCGGGCCAGTTTGCCCCCGCGCCGCTCAGATGGGCCAGCAGCCGGTCGTCGTTGGGCAGCGACGCGGCGGGCACCTGCGCCCAGGCCTTTGCCCAGAGCGCGACCGCCGCCTTGAACTCGTCGCCAGTCGATAGGATGAACAGGTCGCTGTCGAGAAGCCGCTGGACGTCGAGCGGCATCCACGCGAAGCCGCGCAAGTTGCAATCGGCTGGCGTGAGTGGTTCTGGAGGTGACATAGCGGGCCTTTCAGTTTGCCCGGCAGCAGGCTCGGCGATATGATGCGCCGCGCGCTTGCGCCGGACCAGTTTGGGTGGTCCGTTTCGCCCCAGTCCGGTTCCCGCCGGGCTGGGGCATTTGCATTCTAGCCATGCGCGCTTTGCATGGCAAGTTGACGGCCACCTTCCTTGATCCACGATGCCACCGGACCGGGCGGATCACGCAGGATGGCTTGGCTTGCTGGGCGCGCCGTCACAGCCCCAGGAGTGCCCGGCCGGATCTCTAGCGCGGTCCTGGCGCGTCTGGCCACCAACGCCGCAGCGCAGCCACGGCCACATTCCACGTCGTCGCGTTCTTGGGCAGCCTCCAGATCGCCGCGTGATAGACGACCGTCGCACGGTCGCGGTTGAATTGCTCGGCGATCTGATCGTTGGTCATGTCGCGTATCCCCGCGTGAGCGATCGCGATCGACAGCGAGCGAGCCCTCGCAGTGAGCTGGCGCCGGTCCCGGCCGAAAACGCTCTCCGGATTTGCAAGACCGAATTGCAACGCCACGGTGAACGCGATCCTGTTGACGACCTCCAGGCGCCGGCTCATACGCCCAGCTCCAGCTGCACCCCGAGGCGCGCCGCGTAGAGGGCCAGCTGCTGCAGCCGCTCCTCGGCCCGCTGGCGCTTCTTGTCGTCGCGCCGGAGCTTGGCCACCGCCAACAGCGCCGCCGCATCGAACCCGGCCGATTTGATCTCGACCTTCAGATCCTTCAGCGCGTCCGCAGCCTCCTCTATCTCGCCGAGCACTCGGTCGAGGCGGTCGGCAAACCGGCTCAGGTCGTCGTTGGGCTTGGCTTCAGACATTCTCCGTCCTCCTGATTGGCGCTTGATTGCGCCGCATGATTGCAAGGTATTCGATGTAGCGCCCCATCTCCGCGCGGCGCTGCACAAGGTCGACCAGCCGCGGCGCACCCTCGACGAAATACCCGTTCAGCCCGCGGATCAGCGCCTTGCCCGGCCGCTGCTCTGTCAGCAGCCGCGGATTGAGGCCCGCCGCCGCCTGAACCGTCGCCCGCAGCGCCTCGATCGCAGGCCGCGCGCGCGCGTCGCCAGCGAGGCCTAGGCCGCGGTAGTAGATGCACCGGTCGCCAGGCTGCGCAACCTGCAGCCACTGGCCGAACGCATCAATCGTTGTCGCCTCAATCGTCATCGTCATCGTCCTCGATCTCTTGAATATGCAGCCGGGTGCGCGGCTGCTCGCGGTCAATGTGGTGGTGGAGGTGCATCTCTCGAACCTGCCGGTCGTTGCGGTAGATCCGGCCCTGCAGCAGATCCAGGACCAGCGAGATGTCCAGATCCGGCCGCTGCGTCGAGTACCAGACATGCGCGGTCAGGCTTAGCCGCCCGCGCAACATCTGATCCGGCCCGAGCCGCGGCACCTGGAGCGCGGCCGCCTCGGCGTAGTCGAGCGCCTTCTGGCTCTTGATGAAGAACGGCCGCCCGCCGCGCTTGACCAGCCGCCGCGAGTTCGCCTTGCTCGCGGGCTCACCGGCGATCGTGCCGCTCCACCAACGCAGGGGCAGGACGCGCGAGCTGCGGATCATGTCGCGCACATCCCGGCCGCGCACCCGACCTCGCTCCGAACCGTGTCGCGCCGCTGGTCGAACCTCGCAACCAGCGTCGGGCGGACGGCCGCATCCTCGTACCTCAGATTGCCCGCCCACGAAGCCCACCGCGCGTCCGCGTCGATCAGGTCCTTCTCCCGCATGCCCGGGCGCTCTTCTTCCCGCTGCCGCGCGTCGTACAGGCCGCGCTCGGTCAGGATGCGCACCACGGTGGACGCCTGCATCCGCAGATCGCGCGCGATATGCGCGACCCTGCGCCCGGCCATCGCCACGACCGCGTCGATCTGGTCCTGCCGCGGGCCGCGCGGGCGGTCGGGCAGGCCGAGCTTTTTCTTCCAATGGCCGACGTTCTGCTCGTGTGCCCATCCCATGTGGTCGCAGATTTCGCGATAGCTGCGGCCCTCCGTGTACAGGCGCCGGAACTTCTCGCGCGCTTCCGGCGCGTCGGTTGTGCGTGGGGCTCGGGGCTTGGTGGTCATGCGATATCCTGATCGGTAACGTCTTCAGTC